GCCCGCGGATGTTTTCCGGGCGCGATGACAACGCCTCGACGCGGTAGCCGCTGGCAAAGCGGGCGCGGAATGCCGAGATCATCCGCGTCGAGCCGTCCGCCTTCTGATCCTCGAACAGGAATTCCTCGATCGCCGCCAGCTCTTCGCCGATCGATTTCGCGAACTTGGCGACATAGCCGATGAACTCGCGGCCCTTGTCCTTTGTGTCGCCGATGTAGAAGACGTTGTCGCCGCCGGCGGAGCGCTTTGATGCGGCGGTCAATGTGTCGTCGAGCGCCTCGCCGAAGGTAATGCCGGTGCGGCGGCCCTTTTCGGCAAGCTTCAAATCGGACTTGTCCGCGATCCAGTCGATCTGGTGCTGCATCAGGATGCCGTCGGCAAGCGGATCGAAATCGTCCGGCACCTCGGCGCCGCGCGGCAACTCGCCGGGCAGGTCTTCCGGTTCGCGCGTGATCAGGGGTGGACCAGCGAAGAGATCATGGTCGCGCGTCTTGCCCGGTTCTTCGCTCATTTGCGAACGCCCAGGAATTCGCGACGGAGTTGTTCAACCGCTTCCGCCGACAGACCGGCTTCCTTGCTCACCGTGTCGACGACTTCCTCGACCTTCTCGGCGAACTCGGCTTCGACTTTCTGGCGACGGGACGTGGACACCGATTGCGCGGCGGCGGCGGCGCGGAGCGCGTTGGCAAGTTCCTGGGCGCCCTTGGTCGACAGACCGCCATCGCCAGCCGATTGCAGGATCTCGAAGATCAGCGTCTTGATGGCCTCGGCCGCGATGACCGTCAGGTCATCTGATGCGGCCGCGTCGAGCCGGTCGCTCAGGGCGGTTGCGATGTTGCGCGTCTCCTCGATCCGCCGCGCCATGGCAGCCAACTTGACCGAGTAGCGGTTGAAGGACGAGAAGGACGGGATGTCGAAGCCGGCGCCGGTCTCGCCCTGGACGGCGATCAGCTTCTCGCGGAACTCCGCGTAGATTTCCGTTTGCGTCCGGTCGCGCCCGGTCAGCTCTTGCGCCGCCCAGGCAACGACGGCATCGCATTCGTCGGGCAGAATGTCGATTGCCGACAGCCGGCCGCGTCCCTTCGGGCGGGCCATGGCTTAAGCCTCCGGCGACGGGACGCCGACGCCTTCGAGCAAGGCTCGGCGCTGGACGTGGTCAAGGCCGGCCTGGCGGAGCGTAGCGACAAGGATAGTGCCCGCCTCGGTCAATCGTACCGCGTCAAGATCCTCAAGCCGGCGGAGCTGTGTGCGCACATAGTCGCGGCTCTTGCGATGACCGAAGGTTTCAAGGATGGCGACGAGGATCGTCTCGTTAAGCTGGTGATCGGCCTCCTGGGCGAGCGCGCGCAAGATGATCAGGCGGCAATCGGCCGCGATGTGTTCGGCGAAACTCACGACGACTTCCCTCCAGAACTGAGCAGGTAATCGCTGATGCGTTCGGTTGCCCGTTGAACCGCTTTCAAGGTGTTTTCAAATCCCTCGAACCGGGCGTCCATGCCCTCTATCTGCTTGTCCAGCCGATGCAGGTCTTCGCGGTCGGGCAGCGCATCGAGCTTGGTCTCGATCTTGTCGATCCGGCCTTCCTGATGCTCCAGATCAGCCTTGAGCTCGGCGATCGCCTGGGTGTTCTTGCGGGCGCCGCGCGTCAGCCATGTGTAGATCATGGTTCCGAAGCTGATCAGAACGGCAACGACACCAAGAGCCGCGTCCAGGGTTTTCCAGTCATAGATCATTGGTCACCTACCGCAGCGACCGGAGGGCGGCGACGCCGCCCCCGACATAGAAGAGCCACTGGATCATCTGCCCGCCCCAGGCTTCGAGAACCGGCACCGTGGCGACGCCCCATCCGAAACGGAAAATGCTGTCGATGATCACGGCCGCCCACCACGCCCCCAGCGGCAGGACGAAGAGACCGGCAAAACACCAGAAGGCGGCGTGTTCCAGCTTCACGGTGTTGAACTTCGCAAGTTCCCTCGTCTCGGCAACGGCCGCGCGGATCGCCTCGATCTCGACCTGGGTGCGCAGCTTTTCGCGGCCGGTTTGTTCCGCGTGACGACGATCCAGATAAGAGAGCGTTTGCTCGACCAGGCCGGACGATGCGAAGCGCAAGACGATGGACAAGAGCCAGCTCATGCGTCACCTCCGATCGGCGTCCGCGTGATCCTGCGCAGGAAGATGTTCAGTCCGCCGACGATCATCATCGCCCACAGCGCGTCGCGCGGCTCCAGGTAGAGCGACCAGTCGAACCCGTCGAGCCATCGCAGCACCTCCGCCGCGACGGGTAGAAAAGCGATCACGGCGTTGATGATCAAAGTCCGCCATCCCCTCATGCCCTGGCCCTCCGGTTGAACCAGCCGGCGACGCGATGACGGATCTCGTCGCGATAGCGCCAGGCGAACACCACACCGCCGAGGACGGCGAGCCCGAGCCCGATGCCGGCAACCCAAAGCACCCATTCCGGGGCACCGTCCTGGGCAGCGATAACGCCCGCACCTGAGACCAGCGCCCCGACGCTGGTTGTCGTGCCGGCATCGCCAGCAGCGGTGGCACGCTCGAGGGCGGCCGCCGTTGCCGGACCCAGCACGCCATCGACATTGAGGTGCGGGTGATCCCTCTGGAAGGCGCGCACGGCCGCCGTCGTCTTGGGGCCGGCCAGCCCATCGAGCGCGCCGGTGTAGTGACCGAGGCGCGCGAGGATCGCCTGATACCGCCGCAACTCCTCCGAAGCACTGGACGCCTTGGCGACGGTCTCACGCGGTTCAACGCGGATTGCGCCGGCTCCGGCCGCCGAATAGACGCCCCGCTGGATCAACAGCGCCTCCGCCTGCCGACGCTTCACCAAACCCGGCAGACGGCGCCCGCCCGCCGTGGTGCCCGTGGTGCGCAGGAGAGCCGCTGACCTGGTGGCGTCTCCAGCGGCGAGCGCCTTTGCCCACTTCCAAGTCGCAGCCTTGGGGCCGAGATTGAAGCAGACCGACGCCGCGCCGTCATAGTGGTGCTGGTACTTCGGCTTGATGTGCTGCACCACGGCCGCGCCGTACTCGTCGTCAACGACGAAACGGAGGATGCGCCTGCACTCTTCCAGAGTGATCGTGTCCCCCGGCTGAAGTTCCCGGCCTCGCGTCTTGATCCAGTATGCGCGGAAAGTCGCGGAGCGATTGGTGAAGCCGGTACCGATAGTCAGCACGTGCACGGGGTCACGATAGGTCCGGCTGACGAACCCCTCGTGCGACACGATTTCGTGTGCCCCCTGCGGGCTCAACTTGGTGATGATCTGCATGGGATCGCCCCGGCCTCGAGTAAGAGAGTGCCGACACGTTGGCGGATCGCTGCTTGTGGGGTGAGACTGACAGTGTCAGGGCGAGCGGAGTGGCCGGGTCTAAAAAAGGTCGCCCTGACGGGGATCCTTCGCCTTGATACGGGCACGAGCGCGAAAAGCCGTGCGTTCGTGAAGCCCGCTCGCGGCGGCAGCTTGGCGCGCGCTCGCCCCGTTTTCAAGTGCCTTTACCAGGGCGCGGCGCGCGCTCGCCTCGCGTGCAATCGGGATCAGGAAGCGCCCGCCCGTGTTCCGGACGCGATACAGCTCGCAAATGGCTGCGGCCGCCTCCGGCCCAACGGTGATCGTCAGCCAGTGATCGTCGCTTGCTTGGCTCGGGATATAGACTGTTTGCCCGCCTTTTTCGGCCGCCAGTTTCAGGGCTGCGTCAATGCCCGCGACCTCAGCAATCTCGGCCAAAAGATCGGGTAGATAGGTGTGGTCGCCACTGCTCATGACGCGCCACCGAGCTTGCGCCGGTTCTTCTTGTTCCGGCCACGCGGCATTTGCCGGCCGTTGATCGCCGTGACCACGACGCCACCGCGAATGACGTATGAAACGCCGCCGACCCGCACAGTCGTTGCACCGAGGGCCGCGGCCGCAGAAACCTCGCCAGCGATATGATGGCGCACCGCATCCACGTCGAGACCGTAGATCCGCTCGATGTAGCGCAGCACTGCATGATCGGAGACGCGGGGCGCCATGGTCTAGGCTCCAAGGCTTGCGCGCAGCCGCACGCCGAGTGAGTTCATAAACAGCACCCACTCGTCATCGGTCAGCTCGGCGGTGGTCTTGCCGCCGCTCATGCTTGCGATCCATCCGGCGAGGTCTGTCGCCGGTGCGCGGCCGAGCGCAGTGAGACGGCGCCACTGCGCCTGGAGCACCTGGTGGCGCGGATTGTTGTAAATTCGGTGCCGGTCGCGGTTGATGCGAAAGAGATCATCGTCGCCGGCTTCCCTGCGGATCCAGTCTTTGAGTGCCTCGATGACCTTCGCCGCGTCGTCGGCGTGGCGAAGGAACCGGCCATGATCGAGCCCGGTCTGCCGCTTGACGAAAGCGATCAGCGCCGCGTCGGACGGGTTGTCGACAATGGCGAGATTATGCGCCGCGATCCATAACGCCTGGAGCTTGCCGGCATAGGGCCCCGACAAGCGATCCCTGCGCGGCGGCTTCGAAGCCCGTTTGAAGCCCCTTTGTTCGAAGGCCAGAACGACCTTGCGCCGCTCGGTTTCGTTCAGGTCGGCAGCCGAGCGTTTGCCGGTCTCACGCAGCAGGAAATCGCGATAAGTCTCGTCGTCGAGGCCGAGCTGCTTTTTGGCGATGTGGATTGTAGCAAGGGTGCTCACGGGAGCTGTCTCCATGCGAACGATTGGGGTGCCGCGCCGGGCAGAAGCGCGTCGGCCAGCGACTGGACGCGTGGGTTGGCGAGGATGACCTCCGCGTCGGCCGTCTCGACCGGCTGACCGGAGGGCTCCAGCCACCATGTGCCGCCCGATTGGCGGTGGAGCGTCGCGCCTGACCGGAGCGCGGCAAGGAGTGCATGGTACGTCATGCCTGCTCCCTCCCGTCGGTAAGGGCGGCAGCAGCGTCGCTTTCCGTCATTCCATGATTGAGCGGGACACGCCCGCCGGCGGCGAAGCCTTCGACTGCCGCCTCGGCGTTCCGGATCGTCCGGTCACGCAATTTGCGTTTCGACGCATCCGGGTATCGCGTGTCGAGAGCCTCGACAGCCCTCGCGCGTGCCGCGTCGCTCCTTATCGGCGAAAACGGTTCGAGCAGCCTTCGGCGGAGGCGAAGAACCATCCCCAAGACGAAGTCATCAGTTGCCCGGCGCCGGGTCTTGAGCGTGCGTCGCCGCCGGTAGTAGTCGCCCGCCTTGAAGATCTCCAGCTCCCGCTTGATGGCCCGCTCGCAGACCTCCCTCAGATAGACCGCGATCTCCGGCCCCGGCTCGCGCCCCACGAAAGTGACCGACACACTGCCGTCGTCGATCACCACAATGCTGGCCGTATTGGTGCAAAAGGCGATGATCGGCCAGAGGTCGGCGGCGACAGACCGGCCCTTGCTCTTGCTTGGTGACGAAGCCTCGCCGATTTCGAGGTCGCTCTCTGTCAGACCTGCATCGCGCATGATCTCTGCGGCCTTTGCCGCAGCGGACATCGCTTCCGCCTCGGTGCAGCCGTTGGCCGTCGTCATCGCCCGCAATGCCCGCAGGCGGCGAAGAAGGGTCTCGCTGGTCATGCCCCATCACTCCCGAAGTAGGGCAGCGCCAGCGGCTTGGCCGGCTTCTGCTTGGCCTTGTTGCTCCGCGCCGCTTCCGCCTCGCGCTGTGCTTCGCCGATGTTCTCCAGCAGGTACCCGAGCGACCCCGGTTCGGAGACCTCGATCTCCACTCGGACGATGGCCTTTGGACCCGTCGCCGCAGCGGTGTACTTGCGGATGCGCATATGGCGGGCATCGATCCAGATCGAACTCATGTCAGCACCCACTTGCCGTCGAGGAGATCATCCAGCCACTGCGGCTCCGGATGCTCGGCCGGCCTGCGGATTTCCGCCTCGATCTCGCGGATCAACAGCACGCGGTCGGCGATAGCGGGGATTGTCTCCGGACTGGCGGTGCCAGGCACCGGGACATGATCCATGCCGTCCCAGGCGAGTTCGCACGTGGTTTCGACCATCGACACGAGCTCACCGCGCAGGTCGGAAAGTGCGCGCTCCAAAAGACCGGTAAGGCGGCAGAGCTTGCGCTCATCGGCGGACTTTCCGGCCGGCCGATAGGGGGACGGATATGTCTGGTAGTCACTCATGACTGTCCCCTCGCGTCGTCTTCGGCCCGCGCGATCTTCCTGCGGGCCGCGCGGAGCCAACTTTCTTTTGCAGCCTCCCGTCCCATCGTGGCGGTGCCGGTGATGCCGGCGAGCCGCATTGCGTAGGCGCCGGCTCTGTAATCGAACCGCGCTCCATGGACCGTGCCGAGCGTCGCGGGGCAAAAGCGCTCCACGATGGGCAGCCACGCACGGAGGGCCCCGATCTTGTTGGGCATCATCGCCATCACGACGCCCTCGCAAGGTCGATGGTGACAGCCTGCCAGCGGTCGGAGAGGTCGGCGCGGCGGTGGAAGCGGATGTATTCCTTCGAGCCGGTCACCCGCATGGCCTCGCGGATGGCGCGCATCGCCTCCTGCCAGCGCGGGTCTTCGATATCGAGCCTGAGCAGCATGAAGATCTCAGAGCGGTTGACCTGCCCCTCCTTGTCCGTGTTGAAGGCGCGGGTGATGACGGCCCGGATTTCCGGCCGACTGTCGGCAGACCATTCCGTCAGGCATTCGTCCAGCAGGCGTTTGGCGACCTGAAGCTGGGGGCCGAAGTCGATGAAATCAGCCACCTTGACCTCGACTTTCAGCAACCCGTCAAAGGACTGATACGTGCGGTTTCCCTTCGGACCACCCTTCTTCACGTTGTATTCCTGAGCGAGCAACGCATCGAACTCGCCGAGATCGGTCATTGTGTGCCCACGAAAGCGGGCGATCTGGTCGGACAGCTCGCCTGCAAAGCGCATGACCTTGCGGACGACTTCGTCTTCGAGCTTGTCGATCGGCTTGATCGTTTCGAGGGGCACGAGCGCCCCTTTGGCGTCGGTCAGGTAGGGCTTGCCGTTGACGTCGATGACGCCGTCGTCGTGGGCCTGGAGTTGCTCGGTCATTGTGTGCGTCCTTTGCGTTGGTCGAGGGCGGAGCGGCCCGGTGCCGGATCGCCCATGAGGGTCGCAGTGGTGGAGCGGCTACGAACCGGCCGCGCCGTTGGTGCAAGCGGGGACATGACGAACCGGCGCGCGCGAAACGGCGCTATCAACTCGTCGTGGGTGAGCTTGGCGTCTTCGGCCTCCGCGCAGTCGAGGATCTGCTCGACCCAGCAACCGGCCGACATCAATGCGCGCGCATGGCGCAGCGTGCGGATCACGTCGTCGCGGTCGCGGGCGAGTGTGCCGGCGATCGCGTCCGCGTCGTCGCCAAGAGCTCGGAGGCCGATCGCCGCCGCCAGTTCCAGGTAGGTCCAACCGGCTGCCATTACGTGGATCCTCCCTTGACGCGGGAGTGCGGGCAGCCGGCGCGGCAGGCGCGAAACATGCGGACCCGGTGGGCCGATGTCGGCGCGTAGGGCTTGCGCTGCCAGTCGAGGCACTGGTCGCGGCTGAGATCGCCAACAACCGGGCAATCCACCGAAAGCCCCATCAGCGCGCCGCGCACCCGCTCTTCGACCTTTGCCAGGTCTCCGGGATAGCGCGCATTGATCACCTGACTGACAACGGCCGGCGAGTAGCCGATCCGCTTGCCGGCGCCCGAAAGGCCATCGCGATCAGCGAGCGCTGCAAGCTCGGCAATCCAGTCCGGCAGCGATCCCGACCAGGCTGT